ACAGTATCAACAAGCAGTCCAACTGTTAATATTGCTTATTCAAATACTAGCAATACAATGATTATAAGTGGATATTATGGACAAGAAGCTTTTGATAGAAATTTAGTAAAGTATTTTACAAGAGGATTATCAGATTTATTGGAAACACCTAAGCAAACACCTAGTTTACTTAATATAGATCCAATACAATCTCAGGTGTATGACTATTCGGCTGATCCAAGAAGTAGCATTGATGTTATTTTTACAGTATTAACTGACTTAGGAACAATACAGTTAACAAAAACAGTATTTAATAATTATAATTCTGCAAGAGATATTTTAAGGAAATACATTTAATGCCATCACAAGCAAGACTTGGTGACAAATCAACGGGAGAAGGTTGTTTTCCACCAACCAGCATTATTTCTGCTGTATCTAGCACAGTATTTGTTAATGGAATTGCAGCTGCTGTGGTTGGATCACAATTTGCACCACACACTTGTGGAAGGGTAACTCATGCAGGTGCTTCTCGCCAAATTGTGGCTGGTAGTTCTACCGTTTCTTTTGATGGAAAGAAAGCGGCCAGAATTGGAGATACAGTTGCGGATGGCGATTTAGTTGCAGCCGGTTCAGGAAATGTTTTTACGGGGTGAATAAATAAGATATGGCAACAATAGACATAGATAGTGCAAGGTCGTTTAAAGACTTGGATTTGTCGTTTACAATTCATCCAATTCGTAAAGACATTAACATTTACAAAAACGAATACGCAATAATTAACTCAGTTAAGAATTTAATTCTAACTAATCATTATGAGCGTCCATTCCAACCAGAAATTGGTAGCAATGTTCGCCGTCTTTTATTTGAACAAGTAGATTCTGTTACAGCTGCACAGATTGAACGAGATATCGTTGAAACAATTAATAACTTTGAACCACGAGTTAAGGTGTCAAAAGTAATAGCATCAGCAGCACCAGACGATAATGGATATAAGATACTATTGGAGTTTTTTATCATTAACAACCCAAATCCAATTACAATCAATTTCTTTTTAGAGCGGATTAGATAATAAAATGGCAGACCGTTTAAGAGTTACCGAACTTGATTTTGATACAATCAAGTCAAATTTAAAGACCTTTTTAAATCAACAAAAAGAGTTTACAGACTACGACTTTGAAGGTTCAGGCCTTACTGTTTTGTTGGATATTTTGGCATATAATACGCACTATAATGCTTATTATCTTAATATGGTTGCAAATGAATCATTTTTAGATACCGCTATGTTGCGTGATTCTGTTGTATCACACGCAAAAACTTTAGGTTACATTCCATATTCAACAACTGCGCCTACTGCAATTATTAATTTTGAAATAGCTTCTGGTACATCAACACCAGGAACATTAACTATTCCTGCTGGTTTTTCTTTTTTATCAAATCAAATTGATAATAAATCTTATAATTTTGTTGTATTAGAAGATACAACGGCTACTAAAGCAAACACCACATATTATTTTGACAGACTTAATATTCACGAAGGTCAATTAATTACATATAGTTTTGGATATAATTCTGCTTCCAATCCAAAACAAATTTTTACTTTGCCTGATGATAATATTGATACCAAAACTATTCAAGTTACAGTAACACCACAATCTAGTAATACAGCAAGTATTGTTTATAGTAAAATTACTGATGTTTTGGATATTACTTCTACATCAGAGGGTTATTTCTTACAAGAAAATCGTAATGGAAAATATCAAATTTATTTTGGTAACAATGATATTGGTAAATCATTACCTGATGGTGCAACCGTTTCTGTAAGATATTTGGTTACTAATGGAACAGCCGCTAATAAAGCAAATAATTTTATTGCAACTGCTACATTAACAGACTCGTTAAGTGTTTCACAAACAAACTTTACAATTACTCCTGTTGATGCCGCTGCAGGTGGTGCAAGTCGTGAATCTGTTGATAGTATTAAATTTTCAGCTGCATCACAATTCTCTACACAGAATCGTTTAGTTACTGTTAAAGATTATGAAACATATATTAAAAATAATTATCCAAGCATAGATTCTATTTCTGTTTGGGGTGGTGAAGATGAAATACCAAAAGTATTTGGTAAAGTTTATGTAGCATTAAAACCAAAAGCCAATTACTATATTTCTGAAACAGAAAAGGCTAGAATTGTATCAGAGATTATTAATCCAAAATCTATTATTTCTGTTCAAACCGAGATTCGTGATCCAGAATACTTGTATTTGTTGTTAGAAAATGATGTTCAATATAACCCAAAGAAAACAACAGCTACTGAAACAACATTAAAACAAAACATTAAACAAGCAATATTAAATTATAATACAACTTATTTAAATAAGTTTGGAACAATATATGTTGCTTCAGATGTTGAATCCGACATTGCTCAGTTAGATTTAAATGCTATTGTTGGTGTAAGAACAACAACACGAGTTCAAAAAAGATTTCAACCAAAATTAAATGAGTCGGTAAGTTATACAATTAAGTATAATGTTCCACTACATCGTGGCACAATTACCAACAAATTATTATCAACACAGTTTACAGTATATGATACATTAGGAACAATAAGAACCGCTTTATTTGAAGAAATTCCACAATCTTATACTGGCATTTCTGAAATACAAATTGCAAATCCTGGTTCAAATTATTTAACAACGCCAACCATAACAATCAATGGCGATGGAACTGGCGCAACAGCTGAAGCAGTAATTGTTAATAGTAAAATCCAATCAATTAAAATTACTAACCGTGGCACGGACTATACTCGTGCTACTATTACAATTACTGGAGGTTCTGGTTATGGTGCAGAAGCTGTGGCTGTTGTTGATGGCAGAACAGGAACACTACGAACAATTTACTACGATACATTGGCACAAAGACAAATTATCAATTCAAATGCTGGATTAATTGACTATGATAATGGTATTGTTACTATTAACAATATTCGCTTTTTGACAGTTGATTCTGATGATGGTTTAATTCGCATTAGTGTTGAAGCAGATAAAGGATATCTTCAATCTACAAGAGATACGATTATTACAATTGATGTGGATGATCCAACGGCAATATTAACAACTTTAGAAAAGCTTAACGCATAATGGCTGACCAAAAAACTTCTCTACTGATTAATCGTCAGGTACCGGAGTTTGTTCGTGAAGAACATCCTAATTTTATTGCTTTCTTGGAAGCATATTATGAATTCCTTGAAAACAAACAAGGAAGTCAAAAAAACGATTTAGTTGCAGAATCCAAAAAACTTAGAAATATTTCCGATGTTGATTTGTCTATTGATGAATTTGAAGATAATTTTTTTAGGACTTTTGCTACTTTAATACCTCGTAATGTTGAGGTAGACAAGGGCATTTTATTAAAACACGTCTTACCATTATATCTTGCCAAAGGTAATGAAAAGTCTTTTAAATTATTGTTTAGGCTTTTGTTTAATGAAGAAGTAGAAGTTATTCAACCTAAAACCAATGTTCTTAAAGCATCTGATGGTAAATGGTTAATTGAAAATGCTTTTAGAATTGAACAAGTTGTGTATAGCGTATATACAGGCAATTCAACCACAAAAACCTTTAAGCTTGCACAGGTTGTTCAACCATCAGATGTATCTGTTTACATCAATGGTGTTCTACAAACTTCTGGTTTTATTATTCGTAAAGAAATTAGAAAATTAATATTTAATACTGCTCCATCCACAGGTGCAACAATTAAAGTATTATACAATAATTTTGATTTTAATTTATTAAAAAATAGGCAAATTATTGGTGAAACTTCTCGGGCTACTGCGGTAGTTGAAAGGACGGCTCAAAAAACAATTAACTCTGTTCCAATTTTTGAATTGTATATTAATAAAAAATCATTATTAGGAACATTTAATAATGGCGAAAATGCTTTTGTTAATATCATAGACCCAATTGATGGCACAATAATTAAAATTGAAGTTCATGGTTTAGCAATTCTCAGAACAATTAATATTATTTCTGGTGGAGCAAGTTATAATGTTGGCGACTCGGTAATAATTTCAGGCGGTGAAGCTACAAGAGATGCCACAGCTGCTGTTGAGGAAGTGTTTTCTGGATTCATTAATCAAATTAGAGTTTTAGCTGGTGGTGCTGGATTTAAAACTGGTAGTAATGTCTTTGTTATTGGTGCGGGTGCAGGTTCATTAACTTTGGCTAT